GAGGAGAAGGACGCACAGCAGGGCGTCAGTTCCGAAACCAAGAACCCTGACGACCGCGACCGCGAAATTTACGAGATTTATTGCGAACTCGATATCGTCGGCTACGAACACAAATACAAGGGCAAAATCAGTGGCTTGGAAGTCCCGTATCGCGTCACTATTGACGTATCTTCGAAGCAAATCCTGTCTATTGTTCGCAACTACGACAAGAACGACGAAGAACTTCCTGACCCGCGTGCTAACTTCGTCAAGTATACATTCGTTCCTGGCTTCGGCTTCTACGACATTGGATTACTGCATATACTTGGTAATACTACCAACGCTATTACTGCTGCTTGGCGTGAGTTGCTTGATGCTGGGATGTATTCTAATTTCCCTGGCTTTTTGTTCGCGGATACTGGCGCGCGTCAAAACACTAACATTTTCCGCGTTCCGCCGGGTGGTGGCGCTCCGGTCAAAACCGGTGGCATGCCCATTAATCAGGCCATCATGCCTCTCCCGTATAAGGAACCATCGCCGGCACTGATGTCGCTGGTTAATGACATTGCCACCACGGGTATGCGGATCGGCGGCACGTCTGAGCAGCAGGTTGGTGAAGGACGCGCAGACGCGCCTGTCGGCACCACCCTGGCGATGATCGAACAGGCCGCGAAGGTGCTGAACAGCGTTCACAAGCGCATGCACGCATCGCAAGCCGAGGAATTTCGGTTGCTTGCACGTTGCTTCAAGGAGAACCCGAATAGCTTCTGGCAACGTAACAAGACGCCTGCATATACGTGGGACGAGAAGGTGTTCCTGAAGGCGCTAGAGGACAACGAACTGTCGCCCCAGGCAGACCCGAACACAGCCAGTGCAGCGCAGCGTATGATGAAGCTTGCCGCTCTGAAGCAGCTACAGGCGTCTAACCCGACGATGTATGACCCGATTGCCATTGATCGTGCGTGCATCCAGGCCCTCGGCTTCTCCAACCCCGATCAGTTCATGGCTCCTCCGTCCGCACAGGCTGCGCCACCGCCGGAAATGCAGAAGCAGATGGCGGAAATGCAGGTCAAGAAGCAGCAGGCCGACGCACAGACGTTGAAGGCCCAGGCGGACATGCTGAAGGCGCAACACGAAGCAAGCGCACCGCATGATGTTCAGCAACAGCAGGTGGACACGCCTGTCGATCTGATGACGGCAAGGGCGAAGTTGATGGACGCGCAGACGAAGCGTCACTCCCTCGGCATTCAGCAGGCTGACGTCATGCAGGAAGACCGCAACCGCGCTGCCGACCGTGCAAGTCACGAGAAGATTCAGCTACTGGAATTGGCGCGCGACATCGCCTTGCATCCCCAGGCGGCACCGATTGCCGCCCCCATCGCAAAGCAGGCTGAACAGCAATGATGCAATCCCCAGACAAAGCCATCCGACGCGCTACAATGGTCGCTAAGGGGCTTGCTAAGGAGATTGGTCCACTACCTACCGGCGACCATCCAAAGCCGCCACATCCGGCTTCCATGATCCCTGGCGTGCATGTCACTGGCATGGGTGATGGACCGCAATCCTTTGCCGACGGTGGCGACGTCACCAGCAATCCCAATTTTAGCCAATGGTTCGGCAATAGCGTGGCGCACGATAATGGCGTCCCGCGCACATACTATACCGGCACGTCGAAAGATAAGGACTTCACTTCATTTAACGTAGGTCGGCATGGTGTATGGTTTACGACCGATCCTCATGAAGCCAGCCAATACGCCGAGAGCAATGACAGCCAGGGACATGTGTGGGAGAACGGCAGATTCCAGCCGATAAACACCGCAGGCCGGGTTATTCCGGCGTATTTGAAGGCAGAAAATCCATACACTGGAGAGCGGCCAGAGGCTATAAACCGGGCACAAAACTACAAAAAGGCGCAGTCAGACTGGTTTGATACTTTGCGTGCCGCCGGTCATGACTCTTGGATACCTTCGTCGCTGAAGGGCAATCTTGCCGTCATGCTGCGGCATCCTACGCAAATCAAGTCTGCCATTGGCAATAGCGGTGCGTTCGATCCTAAGCAGAAAGCCATCCACAAGGCCGACGGTGGCGACGTAGAGCCAACAGACGAAACTGGGTTCGATGCTTACCATGGATCGCCGCACGAGTTCGCGCCGGAGCGTTTAATCCAACACCCTACGGGCGAACAGGAGTATATCCCCACCAGCCAGCCGGTGCCGGAGAATGCGTCGGTTCTGAAAGAGTTGCCGTTAGGTCGGTTCCGGTCGGATAAGATCGGGACTGGCGAAGGTGCGCAGGCGTTCGGTCATGGTTTGTATTTTGGCGAGAAAGGAACAGCGCGGGGATATAGAGAACGCCTTTCTTCACGTTCAAGAAACCCAATTCCGTTCAGTCAAAGGATAAAAATTGAAGGCAATACCTTTTACGAAGCAGCTAAAAAAATAAATCCAGACATTCCTGATTGTTCAATAGACGATGCCGCTCGAAAAATATATGAGAGAGGCGGCGATATAAATGCAACTTATAAATATATTGCCGCTCATCCATTTTCGGATTGGAAACGTAAACTAGAAGCAATGGCTCCTTTCTTAGGGAAGGACGTTGAACTGCTATCCCAAGGTCACCTCTACCATGTCCGCGTCCATGCAAACCCGGAGCATTTTCTGGATTGGGATAAGCCATTGGGCGAACAGCATCCCCATGTGCAGCAGGCTCTATCCTTTCTCGGACTGAACCCGCAAGACGAAGGTCATCCTTCACGCCCAGGCGAAGCGGCTTATCGTGCAGCCGTATTTCAACACGGCAAAGACCCCGCTAAGGCAGCAGCCGCCCTACAAGCAGCCGGCATTCCCGGCATCCGATACCTAGACGCCAACAGCCGCGATCCAAACACTGAGAATCCGACCCACAACCACGTCGTGTTCGATCCCAGCAAGATCACCATCAAGCGTCGGTATGCGCGTGGTGGCGTGGTTAAGAAGTTTGCTGGTGGTGGGGATACAGGTGCAGGCATGAATAACGACCCAATGGTTCAAAAAGCCTTGGACGTGGCGCAACAGGCTGCTCCAAAAGCTATATCCACTGCGGTTAATGCCGCACAGTCAGTCATGCAGAAACCGACTGAAGACCATCCTGCATGGATACCTCAAAGGTTAATCACCAGCAAAACAGCGCAACCACCGTCGGCAGAAGATCGTAATATTGTTGATTTGGACGCATTAAAATCAACGCCTAAACTTTATCAAGCACATACTGACTTGTTGCGTAACTACCCGAATATGCCAGAGCATATTGCTAAACACGGATCGGCCGACGATGTCGCCGAAGCATTCATCAATCATGTGCAAGATAATCTATTATCGTTACATGACGCAGTCCCCGCACAAACTCGAAACCGTAGTAAGCTATGGTATGATGGGGCAAACAGGATTGCCCAAGAATGGGCGAAAAAATACAACATCCCCATTCATTCTGCTGCTGGCGCGCTGGCAGCACTTTCCCCACAAAAAGATTGGTATCAAAACGTCTCTTTGGCGCATCGCGTCGTGGATATGTTGAAGGGAAACGATAATTTTTATCGTGGCCGACCAGCCGATGATCAAATGAAAGAAAAATTTAATTCGATGCCCTCGCTTCAAAAGCCAGAATATCAAAATTTATATTCTTTAATTCACGGGAAAACACTTAGCGATATTGATAAAGAACAATGGGAACCAGAAGCTAAAAATACCGCCAAGGCTCTTTGGATAAGATTGCATGATGAAACGTATAACCCACGATCCTATCATATTGTCACCCCAGAAGGTGGCTATGCTGATCTAGCACGCAATGCCGATGGGTCTGAATCAAAGGTCGGATGGGGTTCATTGCCTGAAATAGCTAAGGCTATTGGCGCAATTCAATCCGGGGATGATCCTGCGGCATTATCTGAATTAATGGGAGAAAAACATAAAGTTCGTAATTTTTACAACAACATCCTTTCTCCAAATTCTAAACACGGCGATGTCACTATTGATACCCATGCGGTCGCCGCTGGACTTTATCGGCCATTAAGTGGCAAATCAGTTGAAGTCGCGCATAACTTTGGCAACTATGCCGGCAAAGGCATCCCTAACGCTGGCGGGTCTGCTATTTCCGGCGTTCAAGGGACTTATCCTCTCTATGCCGAAGCATACAGACGAGCAGCCGCAAAACGTGGTATTTTGCCGCGCGAAATGCAATCCATCACATGGGAAGCTGTTCGTGGGTTGTTCCCGGAAGTATTTAAGAAAGGGAAAAATGTTGCTAGAATTGATAACATTTGGGATAATTATAAGAACGGAAGCTTAACCCAACAGCAAGCAAGGGAACAAGTAAATGCAATCGCCGCACCACAGGGAATCCGCCCACCAACATGGGAAGAAGGACGGCCTACTGGAACTGATGAAAATAGCGGGAGTGCCATTGACCAGGGAGGATTATCTGAACCTGTCCTACCTGGGAAAGGTTCCGCACGAATTAACCCCAGAGCAGGAAGACGAGTTGCCGCCGCAATTCCGCAGGGAGCCAGCGGTGGACCATCCGCACCGGTAAAGCCTAAATTTGCATATGGTGGCGATGTCATTTCTCGTGCCCTTCAACTCACCCAGCAGCATGCGCCGGTTCCCGCTGCTGTCACACTTGCCAGGAACCTGATGCCGGGACGCCGGTAGGAGAACGAAGACATGTCGAAAGCCACTGAGCGCGCACGCGCTAAAGCACACCGGATCACCCGCACCGACCCACAGGGGACGAAGGTTGATGCATCCGGCTACACGCCGCCAGACGCCCTTGATGCTGACGTAAAGACCGGCATGCGACCGATCTCGCGCCGGCAGTTCAAGAAGGGCGGGAAGGTTGTCGGCGCTGTTCATGGCGAACATGCCAAGCGCCACGCTGGTCGCAAGCCGCGCAAGTCCGGTGGCAAGGCTCTGTCTGCTGACAGCCTGATCAACCGCAACGCCAAGGAAGCCAACGCCGAGCGTGACGGCAGCAAGCATGTCGGCGGGTTCAACAAGGGTGGACGGGCGCATAAAATGGTCGGTGGGCCGATGATGGGTGCGCCCAACGCTGGCAACATGGACCCGCGCGTCCTCGCGTTGATGAAAGCAAAGATGGCCGGCGGTCAGGGTATGCCGATGCGTCCGGGCGTTGGTCCGATGAAGCGTGGCGGGAAAGCCGAACACCCTGACGAACGCGAAGACCGCGTCCTGGTCAAAAAGATGGTCAAGGGCGAGGCGTTGACTGGCAAGAAGCACGGTGGTCGGGCGCACAAGTATGATGGCGGCGAAGCTATGGGGACGGGTGCGGGCGATAAACCGTATCTGGCACCCGCATCGCAGAAACCGGACCCAGCCGCCCTTGCTGCCATCATTAAAGCCGGTGGCGGCAAACAGCGTCCGCGTGAAACCTATCCTGATCTGGACACGCGCCCCGACCCGAATGACCCGAATGCCCTGTGGACCGGTCAGCCTCGCAAGCGCGGTGGCAAGGCCGAGCATGGTACTGGGTGCCGGTGCCATGAATGCCATGGTGGTGTCGCCAAGAAGCGCGGTGGCAGCCTGAGCGTGTCTGACGGCGCTCTGGAGGGCACTCGTCCGACTGGTGGACGTATGGCGCGCAAGGATGGTGGTCGCACCAAGGGGAAGACCAACATCAACATCATTATCGGCACCGGCAAGGGCATGGATAACCAGATGGGTGGCGGTCAGCCACCGACCATGCCTCCGCGTCCTCCCGCTATGCCAGTTGCTGTTCCGCCTCCTCCAGGCGCTGGCGCTCCTATGGGCATGCCTCCCGGTGGTATGCCGCCGATGATGCCTCCTCCGGGTGCCGGCGCACCGCCTCCTGGCGGTATGCCTCCGATGATGGGCCGCAAGACCGGCGGTCGCGTTGCTGAAGCCAAGATGGAGTTCGGCGCAGGTGGCGGCAAAGGACGCCTTGAGAAGATCAAGGAATACGGTCACCGGAAGTAATGCTTCGGCCTGATTTGCGTTAATACTTGACGGGCGGTAACATAGATGTGTTACTGCCCGTTTTGTATTTCAGGACCAAGTAAATGCTCACATACAACATGCTTTTTGAGAAGGAATTGCGTAAATTACTGATTGAAACTATTGAAAGACGCAAAGACGATTTGTCCTTTGGCCACGCATTAGATTACCAAAAAGAGGTCGGAATTATTACCGGCCTAAGAACAGCCCTTGATTTATGCGATGAAGCAAACAAGCTGCTGTCCAATACTTAACCAACGCAAGTAATGGAGAACAATATGCCCTTCATGGTGATGGAGCATTCAACCGACCCCAAGCAAGCTTTGAAAAAGGAGGTCGGTAACGTCGATAGCGTCGAGGTTTTCAACAATCAGGTGCTTGTTGCTGTCTATACGCGGCCTGAAAAGACCAAGAGCGGCATCTATCTGACCAGCGGCACCCGCGACGAAGACAAAATCCAGGGCAAGGTCGGTCTGGTGCTGAAGAAAGGCCCGCAAGCCTTCGTTGACCCGTCAAACAACTGGTTCGAAGGCATCGACATCAGCCTGGACGACTGGGTGTTCTTCCGCCCCTCCGATGGATGGAGCGTGACAATCAACAACGTCGTCTGTCGCATGCTTGACGACACGAATATCCGTGGTCGCATTCAAGCGCCTGACCAAGTTTGGTAATAAGGGAGCATCAACATGGCAGACGAAAACAATATTTTTGACGTCGCTGTTGAAGAAACGCCGAAAGAAGGCGTTGAAATTCAGGTTGCAGACACAAACGAGCCTGAAACCGACTTCAATGCCAGTATTGAGCAGCTAAAACAGCAACTTGAAGCTGAAAAGCAGGCTCGCATCGACGCCGAGCGCCGCATTCATGAGGCCCAGAGCCGTGAATATGCAGCGCGCAACGAAAAGGCCGACACTGACCTTCAGTTGATCAACAACGCCATCTATACGGTCAACACGAACACCAACATCCTGAAGTCTCACTACGCTGAAGCGATGCAGGCAGGTGACTATGGGCGTGCAGCCGAAATCCAGCAGGAAATGGCGTCTAACGAAGCCAAGCGTCTGCAACTGGAAAACGGTAAAGCGGCAATGGAGGCTGCACCGAAGCAGGAACCGCCGCGACAGCAACCCGCAGACCCGGTCGAGGCGCTAGCATCGCAGCTTACCCCTCGCTCTGCCGAGTGGATTCGGCGTCATCCTGAGTTCGCGCGCGATCAGCGCTTGTTCAACAAGATGATCAACGCACACAACCTTGCTGTTGCAGACGGCATCCAGCCGGACACTGACGCATACTTTGCCGAGGTCGAAAGCACCCTGAAGATCAACCGTGGCGCGGCGGCAACCCAGGCTGAAACGCCAATGGAACAGACCGCAAAAGTCACGCAACAGCGTGTTTCGCCCAACGCAGCGCCGGCAGCGGCACCCGTCAGCCGTCAATCATCCAGCGACCGGCAAACGGTCGTCCGTCTGAGTGCCGAAGAACGCGAAATGGCGAGCATGATGAAGATGACGCCCGAAGAATACGGGAAAGAAAAGCTGAAGCTGAAGCGTGAAGGCAAAATCCACTGAAAGGATAGAACATGAGTGGTTCAATTACACGGCGTGCGATGAAATCCGCGCCCAAAAGCGTCCTGCAACAGGCGCTTGAAACACCTGAAACTGCCGACGCGCCGGTTGTGACCGACATCAAGGTTCCCGACGCGCCGCAACGTGCTGCCATGCGACAGGCTATGCGTGATGAAGACCCTCGCGCACGTGCCGCACGTCGAGCCGCCGAACTGCGCGGCAACATTGGCGACATGGATGAAGGCACTGACGAGTTTTTTATCCCGCCACACCTCGTCCCTGACGGCTGGACGTATGAATGGAAGCGCAACACCATCCTCGGCCAGGAAGACCCCGCGTATCAGGTCGCCTTGGCTCGCAAGGGGTGGGAAGCCGTCGATGCAAGCCGACACCCTGAAATGATGCCCATCGGTTCCAAAGGCGTTGTGTCTCGCAAGGGCATGGTCCTGATGGAGCGACCGAAGGAAATCACTGACGAAGTGCGCCAGATCGAAAAGAAGGTGGCACGCAATCAGGTTCGGCAGAAGGAGGAGCAACTTAACTCCGCACCTGACGGTCAATTCGGGCGCGATCACGCCCAGGTTCGACCGAAAATCAACAAAAGCTACTCGCCGATTGCCATTCCTGCCGACGAGTAAGAACACACGAAGTAAAAGGGCCGTAAAAAGCCCTTTTATTTGCGTTTTGACTTGTGTATGTTGACGAGCAGCAGGGTTTATCCCTCCCAAATGCCTCGGGGTGTTTGGTATTAGTTATCACCCGGTTTCCCATCGCCCCGGTGTGCGATGATGGAGCCTCCTTTTATGAAGGAGAACCCGTCATGGCGAATACAAACGCGCCTTTCGGTTTTTCGCAGTATTCTGGGACCGGTTCGTCCCCGACCTATGAGCAAGTGCAGCTTGCGATTTCGTCCACCAACTCTACCAACCCGCAGATTTTCTCGGGTGACCCGGTGGCGCAGCTTTCGACGGGCTACATCTGTCAGGTCGGCACCAACAGCACCACCTCGGCCAATGCCGCCGCCGCTGGTAGCATGATCGGCATCTTTGCCGGCTGCAAATACCTGTCGGTTTCGCAGAAGCGCACCGTGTGGTCGAACTACTTCCCCGGCGTTGGCGACGTGAACACCGCCGCTGCGGTGACTGCTTACGTCATCACGGATCCGAACGCTCAGTTCCTTGTTCAGACCGCCAACAGCAACACGACCGCCACTGCGGTTGGCGTTTCTGCCATCGGCCAGAACATCGGCTTCGCCTACGGCACCGGCACCGGCACCAACACGAACACCCTCGGGACGACCCCTGGCAACGTGTCCACCGGCCTGTCCACCGCCTACGCGGACCAATACACGCTGACCACGCCGGGCGGCACCAGCGCCACCCTGCCGTTCCGCGTCATCGCCCTTGCCAACTACACTCCCGACGGGTCCAACCCGCTCCAGAGCATCAACGGCAATGACTTCACCTCTGCCTACAACCGGATTGTTGTTGCCTTCAATACGATGGCGATGAAGTCTGGCGTGGCCGGCATCTAACAGGGAGTAGGCACCAATGGCTGTCAATCTTTCAGCGATTAAAGACCTTCTCCTGCCGGGCTTGCGTGGCATTGAAGGCAAATACGAGATGATCCCGTCGCAATACGACCGGATCTTCACGAAGCACGACTCGAAACTGGCTCTCGAACGCACCGCCGAAATGCGGTTCCTCGGCCTCGCGCAGTTGAAGACTGAAGGTGGCCAGACCTCCTTCGACAACGGCGCTGGTGAGCGGTTTGTCTACAACCAAGAGCATTCTGAAATTGCCCTTGGTTACGCCATCACCCGCAAGGCAGTGGACGACAACCTCTACAAGACCCAGTTCCACCCGTCGAACCTCGGCCTGATTGAATCCTTTCAGCAGACCAAGGAAATCTATGGCGCGAACATCCTGAACACCGCCACCACCTACAACGCCAACGTCGGCGGTGACGGTGTGTCCCTGTGTTCGACGGCGCACCCGATTGACGGCAACACCGTTGCGAACCGCCCGACGACTGACGTTGACTTGAATGAGGCGACCCTGCTGAACGGCATGATCAGCATCCGCACCAACTTCAAGGACATGGCTGGCCTGAAGGTCTTCGCCCGTGGCCGCAAGCTGGTTGTGCCGCCGCAGTTGGAACCGGTTGCGATCCGTCTGACCAAGACGGAACTTCGCCCCGGCACGGCTGACAACGATGTCAATGCGATCTTGACCACTGCCGGCGGCTTGCCGGAAGGTTACATGGTCAACGATTTCTTGACGTCGCCGTATGCTTGGTTCCTGCTGACGAACATCGACGGTTTGTCCTACATGGAACGTGTGAAGTTCGAAACCGACATGCAAGTGGACTTTGTCACAGACAACCTCTTGGTGAAAGGCTACGAACGTTATAGTTTCGGCTATTATAATTGGCGTTCGATCTGGGGTTCCTTCCCGACCTCGTAACGACATAAAATCCTCGCCCTTAAACGGGCGGGGATTGTTTGGAAAGGAGAACTCTCATGGATATTAATGGCGGCGTTTATCCGAACGCCAACGGAAGCCCGATCTGGCCGGCCTCGACCTTCACCGGTCCTCTTGTGGCTGGCAACGTCGTGGCGAGCGATGGCACCGGCAACCTTGCTGGCGTTGGCGAAACGACTGGTTCGGCGAACCTCGGCTATGCCAACATGGCGCAGTCGGTTGTCGTCACCCAGGCGAGCGGCGTTACTAACATCGTCATCCCGGCACAGAGCCAGATCACCGATATCTATCTGATGGTGACTACGGCCTGGACCGGCGCGGCATCGACTCTCGGTATCGGCACCACGGCTTCTGCCACGGCGCTGACTGCTGCCGGTGCGGTGACGGCAAGCGCCTTGGGCCAGTTGACGATCCTGCCTGGGACTGGTTCCACGCAAATCGCTAACTGGGACAATGTCGGCAATACCGACATCAAAATCCAAATCACCTCGACCAACACCGGCTCTGGCGTAGGGACGCTTACCGTCTTCTATCTCCAGGGCATCAACCTCGCGTCGTAATAGGAGGCACCCATGAAGGGTCATAAAGAGCATCACGGCGTGAAGCATTCCGCTCACCACGTCGCCCATCACACCGCTCACCACGGCGTGCATGAACTGGCGCACCATGGTGTCCATCATGCTCGCAAGGCGCGCAAGGCTGGCGGGAAGGTTGAGGACGACATCGTCGGCACCGGCAAGGGCCACGAGGCTGCTACCTCTGGCTACAACGAAGCCGAGAAAGATCTCAAGGACAAGCCGGAGCAGCGCAGCAACGCCCACAAGATTTTCGGCGAGGCGGAAGCCATGCACGAAAAGAAGCACGGTGGTCGCGCCAAGCGCAAACATGGTGGCAAGCTTCATCACATGAAGCATGTCGGCCACGTTGAGGGCGAACACGCGAAGCACCATGCCGGTCGCAAGCCGCGCAAGTCCGGTGGCCGCGCCTCGTCCGACACCAGCCCGTTCACCTCTGCTCGCCATGGTGAGGCCGCCAAGGGCCGTCACGTCGAGCCGGAAACGATGGGCTAACAAAGGTATGCGGGGGCCTAGCGCCCCCGTAAACCATCTGGAGAAAGCCATGTCAGGCGCTTGGACACGCAAAGAGGGCAAGAACCCGGCTGGCGGTCTTAATGAACGCGGGCGGGCCTCACTGAAAGCTGAAGGCCACAACATCAAGCGCCCGGTTACGGCGTCTGAAGCCAAGCACAGCCCAGAATCGGCGCAACGCCGTGAGAATTTTCGCACCCGCATGTGCGGCATGAAAGAGAAACTTACTTCAGCG